TTGCTTCGCTTGGTCTTCATAACGGCGGTGATTTACGGTGAATAGCCCTCGCTGAATGTAGCGGTCGCGGGGTACGTTATTAGAGTTAAGCACGTTCTGTTCCCTGAGTTTTTTAAACAATGTATTGCGGCCAATGCTTAGGCTTTTGGCGACCTCGGATAGTTTCATGTCTTTGGCCTGTTGGTCGGTTTTACTGTTCATTTCGTTCGATCTCCAAGAAATGTCAAACCATTGTTGGTTTGGTTGGTTCGTGGTGCTGGGGGCTGGCAACGCCCCAGTGTTTTCCCCGTTATGCTTTTTCAGCAAACAGAGCTTTTATTGCCAAACGTGCGACGTGACTCGGTTGGTATTTCTAGGCCGTATTTATCGTTTAGCTTTCTTGCGAATATCCCCGCGAGCACGGGGGTTTTGTGCATCTTTGATAGGTTGACCAGGTGTTTTAATACGTCGTCTTCTGGGGGTGTTTGTTGGGCTTTACTTAGGCGGTAATCATCTATCGCTTTGCCTACTTCTTCATGGAGGTCTATTGACGTGTCGCCATGCGTCCCGTTTTTCCCCTTAACTTGCATAGCGCAAGCGCCCACCCTGGAAAACAAGATGAAAAGCCGATCTAGTTTGATGTAGCTTTGATCTGAACTAGGCAAGAAATCTAAGCCAACGCCAGACTGCGGTATTGCTATTCTTTTGGTTCCAAACAGTTCAATGTTTTGGCCTCGATTAGCGACTCGCTCTATTGCCTCCGGGCGCAAATTCGAGCATTTGGCTAACGAGCTCAGTGATACGTAATCGATGCCGTTGTGCTCAATAATCGCTATTGGTGTAGACCGTATGGTCATTAGACTTTTAATTTTGGTGCTCATGATTTTTATTCCTATCGGTTTGTTGACTAAAGTTGTATCGGCAAGCTGGCTTGCCGGTGTATTGGTGTTTGTCCGCTTAGCTTGGCCTTGCTTGATTCGAAGTAATCTAATGTTGCTTGCCATTCGTATTGATGATTGAGTAACCAGTTGGCCGCGTCTCGATTGCCCTGCGCGGCGATCTGTATTGGGTTTAATGTGTTGAAGAAAACCACCACACGATCAAGCCTTAACAAATACAGTGGCCTAACTTGGTGCCCCCTAGGGGGTGCTAGTGAGACGCAAAACAGCGAGTAATAGTGGTCGTTGCTCAATATCTTTCGTTTCTGGGTTCTCCAGTTCAGGCCAATGGCGTCGCATATCGATTTAAACGGCACGTTCTCGCTGCCTCGACCGTCGATTGACACGGGCAATTCGAGCCGTCTGAATTTAATTGTGCCGGCACTCATTGCTGCAGCTCGGCTCGGCTTTCAACGCTCAGTAATTTAATAAACTTTCTAACCGAGATAACGTAGGTTTGGCCGTCGAGGTTGAAATTCATCATGTGCGGCGTGCTTCGGTCTATGTCGAAAAAGGCGTTAATGTCTTTGCTTACTTCTCGGGCCACGGCTTGGGTTAATTCTTCAACCAATTGTGCCTTTGGTGCCTGGTCGGCCAGTGTGTCTAAACCGACGCGCACTAGCTCTTGTTCTGATAGGCCGAACTCGGTCGACCACGTTTTTGCAAAGTTGGCGCACTTACCTCTTAGTGATAGCGCGTCGACCTTGGTGCTGCTTGATTGATGGTTCATTTATCTGCTTGCCTCGGGTTTCCATCATCGCAATGCATGTATTGCGATGGATTCTAGTGTGGTGGTGATACTCAATCGGCACCGTGTCTAGCCAAGCCTTAAAGTCGGCACCCTTTTTAAAGGTCATAGACTTCGCGCTTAAAACGCCGCTAGCTAAGTAGTGCATCGATGTCGGCCTTCGGTTTGTGGCTTGGCTTAATGGTGCGAAATATTTCTTGCAACATTCCCAGCACGGCCTCACATTGTTCGTTTGAGCACACCACCGTTACTTCTTTCATTAGCGGAGAATGCACTTGGGTTCTGATTCGCTTCATCGCGGCACCGCAGTGCGGACACGCCACACGAGATGGTTCGTTTCTATGGCCCGGCATGGTTGCTTAGGTGGTTTCTATTTGACTGGGGTTGATGTCGTAATCGAGCACCCCGAAATGGTCGGGCCGCAATTGGGCGCGGGTGTACTTGCCGTTGGTGGCCACTTCAATAGCGGCGCAACGTGATACGGGGAACCGTCCTTTTTTTCGAAAATCGGTGAGCGTTGTTGGGCTGACCCCAATTGCTCGGCCTAGCTCGCCTGGCTTTAGGCTGTCGATAACCTCGTTAACAAAGCCCGTGTTCTGTGGCGCTGGCGCTGACCCTGTCGTTGGGTGTATAACTGTCAAGTAATTATTGTTGTCCATTGTTTACCTATCGTTTTAATGTTGTAAATGATAGGTTAAAGATATACTAAACATGACGGCTTTACAATAAAATGTTTAAAATAAACTTTAAGTGATAGGTGTTACAAATGGATTTAGGCAAACGAATAGCGTTCTTTCGCGTAAAACAAGGGTTAAATCAACGAGATTTTGCTGAAGTGTTAGACACGACCGAGGTGTCAATTAACCGTTGGGAAAATAACAAGTCAGTGCCGCGAGCTAAGGCTAAAAAGGCGATGGCGGATTTATTCGGGGTAACCGTTGAGGATTTAGACGAAGCGCCAACGTCGATCAATATCAATGAAATATCGTTGCACCGCGCAACGGTGGTGCGCTGGCTTAGAGATAAGCACGAGAGTGATTATGCGTTAACGCTGGTAACTCGCACCGGGCACTTCAATATGATTATTGCTCGCGCATCGAAGGAGCGGTTTCACTTCGACGTGCTTACCGGCGCGTTTGATTTGTCTGACGTTTTGCCGCTTATTCGCGAGGGCGTAATCAATACCTTTTGTCAGCCCAGTGGCGAAATATTCAACCGCTTACGGTTAATGCAACTCAGAGACACCCAGTTATTTGATTTGTTGTGCACGGCCGAGCGGTTCGAGTCAAACGAAGTTTATTCTAAATTGCTGGACGATGGTTTTGCGGAAAATGCCGACGAAGCCATACTCATAGAGAAGTGGCGACGTTTATCAATGGCTCAGCGTAAAGCGATAATGGTTACCATTGATATTAAGCTTGCGCCGAAAGAGCATGACGACGCTGAGTTAAACCGGCTTATTGAAAAGGCTCAAGCCCTTGAAGATTTTTCAGATCAAGCTGAGTAATTCAGGCTAAAACGGATTTAGACACGAACGTTTGAGCACTTCGACACGCCAGCGTAGCTACCCGCCTGGCGTCGTCGTTGTTTATTTTTTGGATTTCGATGTAAAGGCTTTCTAGCCGCTTTAAGTCTTCAAGCTGTTTCACTTCAGGGTTCTTAAGCTCGTCTCTTTTTTCACTAAGTGAGATTATCTTTTTTGATGTATCTATGGTGTTCCGATCGCTGTATCCCATGTCCCTGCCCTTATTCAATTTTTATTGTTCTATCGAAACGCCCCTACGACGGCTCTAGTTGTTTGTGCCGTTATATATCGTCTTCTTCTTCTATCGGCTCGCACTCGATGGTGCCCGTATAACCGTTGTCGTTGATAGTATGCGTTATCTTTGTAGCCATCCAGTCGATATTCATAATTTGTCTGTTGAAATTGGTTAATTTTACCGGTGAGTTAGCTTGTGCCTCGGGTGTTCCCGTCGCTAAATCAATCGTTAGTGCCTTCTGGCTGATCTTCAATTCTTTCCACGTTGCGTTTGCTTTGGCTTGGGCTTCGTCGGGTGACGTAAAGCTTTCCCTAACCGCAAACTCGTTACCCTGAACGCCCGCACGTTTATACCGGCGTATACCGCTGGTTGGTATAACGTAATAAACAATAACGCCCGAGTAACGAGAGCTGCGATCAGTGTCGGAGAAGTTGAAGCGCTCAACTTGGCCTATATCAATGTTAATGTCGGGCATTGGCGTACCCAGCGCGGTTTTTGGTTTATTGCGCGGCATTAAAATTAACTTATCTTCTTTAAACAGCACAATGGCGCCGTGGTCGCGCGCTACGCGATCTAAAAAATTAACGTCAGACTCGTTGGTTTGGTCTAAGTGAAGCATAAAGATACGATCGACCTCGGGCGATATTACCGCCTCTAAGCCATTGTGTAGGGCGCGGTGGCGCACCAAGTCGCCTAGCTCGACGTTGTCCCACCCGCGATTACGTCTTACTTTTATCTTGCCTCTAAAGTCGGCGGCGGTGGCTTGAATTCTGATTTGGTTTGGTGGGCCGTCATACTGAACGCTGTCAATGGTGAATTTACCCTTAAAATACAAGCCCTCTTTAATCAGTGGGCTAGTGGCAAGGCCTGCACTCACCAAGTCGCCACGATCAAGCCCGATAGCGCCGAGCGCAGACTGAACCAGCGCGTCACCCGAAAACCCATTAATTGAGAAACCGATTGACGCCTCTATGATGCCACCGGTTGGCGGCAACCGAAACCGCTGGTCGTGGTCGCTGAGCGTTAGCGTGAGCTCGTCGGCTTCGTTGTAAAGCTTGTCAATTATTTGCAGGTCTATTAGCCGGTTTGTGTCTCTTATCGATTTGGTAATTGAACTGCCGTTAACGATTAGCTCATAGTCTGGGCTCATGCTATAGCGCCCCCAGTATTGGAACAGCAAGGCCGAGGGCATCACCGAACTGGTCTATCCGGTCATCATCGCCTCGGTTGAGCTCCAACGAGAATTCAATTTTTCTTGCCTCGCCCGTTTCTAAAAAATGAGACTGTTTCTCCGTTATGTTCATGATGAAAAACGAGCCCAATATTTTACCGTATCCGCTAATAAGTAAATACTGACCGCCCATGTTCTTCATTACGCGAAGCAATTCAAGGCTTAGCTCGCCGCTTGTGTGTTCAGGGTAGAGCGTGCCGCTCAAGGTAACTAAGTCATCACCTTGGCCTATGTGCTGGTGCGCAGGGCGTTGCTCTATTCGCGGGTTGTCAGACCAGCGCTGGCTCGATGAGCGCGTATATTCTTGCAGCGGCGAACCGCTGTAGCCGAAAACAAACAGACCTAGAGACATTTGCATTAGTCGAATAACCTCGAATTGTAGTTTTGTTTTTGCGACCGCTGCACCGCCTCAAGCTCGCGCCTAACGGCTTTACCGATATCGTTCGCCATGTCGGCGTTCTTAGGGTCTACGTTAATAGTAATAACCGGTGACGATACAATCTGAGGGCTGTTGTTTTGCGGTGTTGCGGCAGCGGCCAACTGGGGTGCCGCCGCCAGCGACGCGGCAACGGCCAATTTAGGCAGCGCGTTAAGCAGATTGCCCGACGTTTTAAACGCTGGTTTTTTAACTAAATTTGACGTGCTGTTAACCTTGGCTAAAAAAGCCTCGCTTACTTGCGGTTTAGACTCAAGGCCGAGCAGGTCTTTAACGTCACGCACAGGCCTGTATAAAAACTCTTTTACGGTGTCAGACAACGCCGACGCTCGCGATTTTATACCGTCGATTAAGCCGTTTACCATCTCAGCCCCAGCTTGTAGCCATTGATTTTTTAAACCGGCCATGTGCTCAATGCCTTCGGCTATTTTTAGGCTGATGTAGCTCTGGCCGTCGGCCACTGTTTTTTTGATCAAGTCCCAATTTTTGTACACCACCAAGGCCAAACCGGCAACCGCCAAGCCAATCAAGCCCCAGGGCGTGAGTAATAACGGCAGCAACCGCAACACGGTGCCAATGTGCCGCGCAACGAAGGCGAACGCGCCGCGCAGTTTGCCAAGCCATCCGAATATTTTGCTGTTCTTTAATTTATTGATGATGCTCAGCGTTAAAGACGGGGCGATAACGCCAGCGGCACCCAGCGCCGCACTGGTGCCAATACTTGACACCTTGGCCGCGACCGCAACCGCCAGCAACGAGGCTGAATACTGGCCTAGTTTGTTGTCATTGCTCAGCCATTCATCGGTAGCGCCAATCAGCTCGTTAACCCAGTCTAGCGCCTTTTTAAGCGGGCCCGCTATTGGCTCGAACAAGGTCGCGCCAATATTGCTAAGCGACCCGGTTACGGCTTCGCCTTTCGATGATAGCTTGCTGGTTTGTAGCGCTATGCGCTGGTTTATGCTGGCTTGGCCCTCAAGCCTTGCCAGTGCTTTCTCAAAGCCTCCGATACCTTCGCTGGCCAATATTTCGGCAACCCGTTTACCTTGGTCGCCAAACATTTTATCAATCAGGTTTGCAAACTGCTGGTCGTTTAACGAGTTTTTCCACGACTCGGTTAACTTGATGGCGTTTTCTAAGCCCTTAAATTTGCCGTCTGAGCCGAAAAAGTCAAAGTTTAGGCCCTTATCGTTAAGCGCTTTTAACTGAGGTGCGCGTGCCTTGGTTGTAATATTGCTTGAAAACGCGGTAGCACCGTCTAAGAATCTAGAAAACGAGGTGCCGAACGAGCTGCCTTCTAAGCCTTTTTGCGCGGCCAAACCTTCAATGGCCAGCACTAAGCGAGCGTTGTCGATACCCGTTATTTTTAAGGCGTTAAGGCTTGTCGCTGCAAATTTGTTGGCCTCGCCTAAGTCGTCAGGCGTTAAGCCAAAGGCGAATTTCGTGCGCTGAGTGAGGTCGGCCATTTTTTCAAGTTCATCGGACGCCAAACCAAATGACTCTCGCGCCTTGGCGACCATTTTCGCCGCTTCTTCGGGCACCAAGTTAAGCACTACCGCTAATTCACTGGCTGATTTTAACCCGCCGTTGGCAATTAACTCAGCTTGCACACCTTGCTCGCTTAATGTGCGGGCCACGTTGAAAAAATCGGCGGTGGTGCCTGGTAGTTTGTTGCCTAGCGCTTTGGCCTGTTTTGCAATCTGTGTTAGCTGTGGCGGTAGTTTGCCGTTTTTATCGAGCAGGGCTGTTTTTAAATCGATTTCGGCGTCTTCGTTGCCGGTGAAAGCGCGGCCCGCAACTGAGACGATAACAGCGGTGGCCGCACCGGTGGCGGCTGCTTGCTTGCCTCGTTTACTAACTCGGTTTAAGCGGTCTTGCCGGGTCACTTGTTTTTTAAGCGCTCGGCTTGTTGCGTCAATCTTTTTCGTGAGCCTTGCTTGTTCGTCGCCGGTGCGGCGTGTGCTTAAGCCCATGCGTCGCATTTCTGCGCGGCTGCGGCCTAGGTCTTTCTTATAGGTTTTGTTCTTGCCAATTAGCGTTGTTAGCTGGCGCTGCTTGCGCGAATAAGCGTTGGTGAGTTTTTTTGTAGGCGCATTGGTGGCCTTAATTTGGCTTTGCATGTCGCGCAGTTCAGCGCGGTATTTGTCGGCTTTGTTAGCGCCCTCGCTGAGTCTTTTCTCTAAGCCTTTATAGCTTGCCACCTTGGCTTGCGCTTTTTTCAGTTTGTCTAATTGCGTGGCGGTTTTAATCACGCCCTTGGAGAAGTTAGCGTTTGTTTTTGACAGCTGGCGGTAAGGCTTGGTGAGCTTGTCAATGGCTGAGAAATTGACCGCAACGTTTAAGTTATTGCTCATAATACCCTTATCTTTTTGATGTTTGTTTAGTTAAAAACCCAGTCGCCTGGGCTTTTTACTTCGGTCTTTGAGCCTCAAGCACTAAGGTTGATTTGTCGTACCAGTAAACCAATTCACTTAATGCCATGCGCTCCATTTCACTCGGGGGCCAACCCTTAAACGCCAGGCTAATTGAAAACCAAGCGTCTAAGATTTCAACATTTACCCCTTCGCTTCTAAAAAATCGGATACTTCGCTCATGATTTGGGCGATATCACCAAAACTAAAATCATCTATCTGCTCTTTGGTCAATATTGGCGACGTTATTCGGGGCAATAGCTCACGAAAGGCTGACACCTCCATTCGAAGGATATCGAGCACGCTTATGCCTCGCAGTTCGCCGGCTTTAGGCTCTCGAATATCAATCGACTTAATCTCTTTCTTATCCCCTAACTTAATTGGGTTTTTCAGTGTCACGTTTACTATCTTGGCGCTCATTTTGGTTACCTTCTCTGGTTTATGAATTGCGGTGTACCATAGATAAAATTATCTACGCTGGCCGACATAGCCGGTTCTATCTGTGCTGCAGCCTAGACAAAACCAACTATGGTGGATCTGTTATAAGCCGATGGCGGCTCGGGTTTTCGCTAAGCGGTCTACGCCGCCGACTCGTTCGATGTAGTTAACGTGATCAATCTCGATTACTTCATCGCCATCAATCATGACTTTTAAATACGCCACGGCCATTTTGTGCTTGCTCTGGCTCTTGTCGCCTTTTTTGGCACTGCCTAAGTCAAGCTCTTCAAAGCGGCCACGCATAACAATTTCTAGGCTGCTTGTTTCACACGTTGCGTCTTGACGCTCATAGGCACCGGCAAAGCGCAATGCAATGCCAGACACATCACACTCGCCAAACGCGCGCAATACTTCTTCTGGCATACCATCAAGCGTTACCGTGGCTTCCATTGCTTCATTGCCCATGGCTACTTTTACGGTGCCGTTGCCCATGAAAATTTCTTCCATTTTCTTGGCCAGCTTGGGCAGCTCAATCTCGTTGGCAAGGCCAATCCAGCTGCCGCTTTCATAGAAGATATTAAAGTCTTTTAAAATACTAGGAATCATTGTTTTACTCCGTTTAACTAATTATTTTTGATCGTGTTCAGCGCTAAACTGATCGCGTTATTGCTGCACGTTTTGCGCGAAATTCAACAAATAGCTGTCGGTGATTTGCTGGGTTAAATTAAGATTCTCCAAAGGAGGCACCGGCGTGTAGTCGTAATCGATATTCAGAATGCCCGCGCCTATGGTGGTCGGGTCGTTCTTATCCGAGTCTAGCCAGGCACTAAAGCCGAGTAATTGGCCTGCGGAGATAAGTTGGCGCGCTTTAGCGTTCAGGCTCTCGATAATGTCGGTAGCGATGCTCGCGTAAATCGGTTTGTCGACAATTTCTAGGTGCGCCATGGCGAACATTTCGGCGATCACTTGCGCTGTTCGCGTTGAGCTTTCAAAGGCATACAATGGGTCATTGCTGCACGTGCGCGAGCCCCAAAAACGGAAGCCCTTTTCGTTAATCGCGGTGGTTACTTCCGACGCGTTTAATACCCCTGCATCGGTGCTCGGGTCTTGTAATTCCCATGACACATCGGTGCTAATGCCTTGCACACCTTGAACCGGAATATTAGAGATTGTGCGGTGCCAGCCTTGCGTTTCATCAATCAGCGCACGCAAGCCTAATGCGCGGCCAACGGCTGAATCATTAACAATGGCGCCGTTGGCGTCAGCGACTAACCAGTCTGGATGCAATACCATTAGCTCGCGGTTACCAAAGTTGCCACGGTAGGCCACGGCCTCGGCAACTGTTTCGGCGGGCGTGTCGTCGGCTTTACGGGCTCGCACGTAGGCAAAGGCGCGGGTGTCTGCGGCGATGCTGGCAAGTTCAACCGCCACGCTTAGAGTGTCAATCTCGGGCGTTCCCAAAATATTAGGCCGTGAACCGAACTTTTGCTTTGACGTTCGCAACAACTGCAAACCGGTTCGCACGCCGTTTACATTGTCACCAATAACGTTCGCGGTGGTCTCTTGCGGCGTGCCACCTTCGGGCACAACGATAATGTGAATAACTGGGCTACCGTGATCCTTAATCGCTTCTAGCGCGGCTTTACCGGTGCCAGTATCGCCGATTAAGCCGATAGCATTTTGCACGCTGGTGATCTGCACCAACTTATTAACTGGGAATGCGTCAGCGTCGGCGGCGGGCGCGGTAACCACCAGACCGATAATAGATGCAGAAATAGAGCGAATAGGGCGCGTGCCGCCGTTTGCTTCGGTGACGCGAACGCCATGGTGATAAATACTCATTATTGTAACTCCGGTTTATTAAATTATTTGGCGGCTACGCTGATTCGGCCAGTTACTAGAACTCTGAGCCGGGCTCTTGCGCGAAATTGTCAGAATTGTTCGAGTTGTCAGAATTGTCAGTCTCGTTATTGCTGTCTGATACTTGGCTGCGCGTGGTGGTGGTGCCCGACACGGCGTTCTCGTTGCCGTTAATGGTGATGCCTTGGCCGCTGGTTTTCACAATCGCTGAGGCTAGCCAAGGAATCGGCGAACCGGCAATACGTTCGGCGCTGGTGAGCACGGCTATGAAGGCGTCCCAGCCGTTAGTGGTTTGCGGGAATAGGTGGCCGTAATCAATGCGAAAGGCGGCGCTATTGAACACGGCTTGCAAGTCTATTGGCACGCGCACCGTAAACGATTTAGCGGTGATCTGAATCGGCTGATCTTCAAAGGCTTCTATTTTTACAATCTCGTTGGTGTCTTTCAACGAGCCGATTAAATCGACCATGAATTCACGGTCTACTGATGATTGTGCGGTGACAAAATCAAGCCTTTCTTGCTGTGTTGTTTTATTCGGGCCACAGGCTGAAAGAACAAAAGCGATGGCTAATATTGCAACGATAGTTCTAAAGTTTTTCATAATGATTACTCGGTTGGTTACATGAATTCAGCAACAGCTTGGGCGAAAAATGCGGGAAAAAATTCGTTATCGAATTCGGCCCTCGTGAGCGGCAGGCGTGTGCCGTTGCTGAATGATATTTTTATCGGCATAGAGTCGGGCACGTAAAACTGACCCATTGGCGTTTTCTTTTCTAGTGCGTTACTGGCTTCACCGACGGCGGCGCGATCTTCGCGGGTGTAGCTAATGTCTACGCCGCGAAATTTGAAGCCGGTCATTTTTACGGCCATTTCGGCTTTAGCTAGGTCGAGGGTGTTTTGCAACTCAGTTTCGGCGGCAATGGCGGCGGCTAATTGGGTAGCGTGTAGGTTTATAATGTCTTGGTAGTCACCGAGGTGGTTCAACGGCTCGTTGGCGCGTTCTGGGTCGGTGTATTCGATCTCACCAACGGTACCGTTAAAACTGACCGCCCATATGTCATCATCAAGTAAGCCGGCGATATCAAATTGCAGCGCTTCATCGTCGACGATTACTAAGTTGTCGCTGCTTAAAATTTTAAGTGTGGTCATAGCGGTTACCCCTTCGACTCAATTTTTTTGGCGGTTTCGACAGCATCAACAAATACGTTGCGTGCGCTTTCAACAGCGGCCCCAGTCTCGCGGCTCATTTGTGCGTTTTCGATTAACAGCATTGGCAGAAACGCGATAGCGCAACCGTGCTGGTCTATCTCGGCCCCGGTGTTCGGGTTGGTGCCGCGCACTGTTGTTGACCACATGCATTGTTCTTTGATGCATGGCTTCTTCAATAACGGGCATTTCTTTTCGGTCATGATTGCGGTCTCTTACGTTGATTAGTTCTTTTCGCAAATGATTGCGTCGACATACTGCACGGCCATATTTACCGAGCCTGAAAAGCTATGGTTGTGCGACGAGCCAGAAAAAGAGGCGGTGTGAGCGTGGCCAGTGGTGCCACCTTTGCCCGACGTTCTAAAGTGTGTGCTGTGGCCAGCTGATTGAACTGAGCCGGGCACAAACTGAGCGGTAATGCTGGCTGAACCATAGTCGTGCCAGTGATGCGGCATTTGTGCTTCAGATAGCGTGTGGTTATTAACCGTTACGCTGCCGCCGGTTGATTTGCTGTTTGTGTTGCCGCTAACAGCCTGATTTTTGAATGCGCCGGTGAACGTTTGACTGCCACCAGAACCGCCGCCATTACCGCTAACAATGCGCAAGGCCTTGTTGTTGTGTGTGGTCACCTTGGACCAGCCCACAGGCGCGGCGGTTTGCACAAATAACATACGGGTGCCAGCGGGAAATTTTGCACCGGTGGCGCGGTCATAGGCCTGCTTTACGGCGGCACTTGTTGCTAAGTTCTCGCTGCTGGTAGACACCACGGAGTCACTGCGCAATGCGATTTGCAAATACCGCGCGTCACCTTGCGTTAGGTTTAATTTGGTGTTGGCTACGTTAATCGCCTCGGTGCCGCGATCGTAGGCGGTTTTAACCGCTAAGCTGCTGCCAACGGTTATCTCACTGGTTGAACTGGTGGTGTTGGCTACTTGGGTTTTGCGAACATAGCGAGCGTCGCCCGCTTCAACATCAAAACCTTGTTCTAAAACTTGAGTAATTCTGTCGTTTACAGTTTTAATGGCCAGGCTGCTAGCGACGTTGGTAACGCTGATCGAGGTAATCGACCCGCTTATTTGGCTTTTCAGTACATAACGCGCGTCGGCCAGCAATTGAGTTAGCGCAGTGTTGGCAATTGTTAGCGCATTGGTGGCTTTGGTTAGCGCTTCAACGGCTTTGTCATAACATAGTTTTATCGCCTTACTGGTGCCAAGCGAGGCTGACGAATCAAGCGAGGTTGAATCAGAAACGGCGTTAGGTACGTTAGACAACCCGACTTGGGTTTTAGTTACTTCGTGCGGGTTGCTCTTGTTGCCCGAGTGCGTGTCGATAAAAGCGCTAGCCGTTGCCAGCGCGTTTTTTAACCAGCGCGTTCTATTGGCCAGAATTTTAAGCGACAAATTTACCGGGCCTGTTGGGCCACCTAAAACGGGGTCGGTGGTCTCAACCTCGCGAACGGTTGCAGGAAACTCGGTGGGGGTTTGGTTCTCGTTAATATCAGCCATTACTTACAGCTCCATAGTTGAATTCGGCGTCGTAGTCGATTGTGCCGTCGTAGCTGATAACGCCGCCGGTGAAGTCAAGCGCCTTAACGTAGCTTCGCCCAGGTAAGTATCGGTTGATTTGATCAAAGACCAGGTCAGCGGTTAAGTTTGAGATAGGTTGGTTAATCTCAAGCCCAATACCAGGCGGCACGTTGTCGCCTTGCCAGCCTTCAATTAGCTCATAGTCTGTGATGTTAAAAATAGCCAAGTAGCGGCGCAGGCCCGAGGGTGTGCCGCGCGCAAAATGTTGCTGCACGGTTGATTCAACCAGCTGGCGTTTTTGGCTAACCGGCATTTTAGAATCCCAGTTATCAACGTTAAGCGCCCACGCTAGGTATATCAGCAAGGGCTCGGCCACTTCTCTAGGGTCCCACTGGTTAAAAATTGGCTCTAGCGGGATTTTTGCAAGGGCTTTACCCAGCGCAATATCAATGGCTTTTTGCAGCGGTGAGGCCGATTGGGTAAGTATGCTTTGCATTACTGCGCTACCCCGCCATAGGTGAGCGCCACGGTGGCGGCAAATGATTCACTCGGTGAGATGATTGTGTCAGCGACGGGGCTGTTGATTACCACGCGCTGAACGCCGCCAATGTGCAGGCCTGCATGAATCGCGCTTAAGGTTAAATCGTTGCCAATGCTTCTGAGCTTGGCTAGTTGGTCTGTTAGGTTTTGACTGGCTAAAGCCAGCACTGAGTCTTGCTCGTTGCCTTCATACAAATACAAGGTGGCATCGATCGCTACATTAATGCTCACCACCGAGCGCACACGCGGCCGGTCAGAAATTGGGCGCACGGTTTCGCCGTTCAGTGCGGCGCTAATTGCGTCGGTCACGGCTTGGCTTGCTTGGCCGCCTGGGTCGCGCGTCATAACGGTGATGGCTATGTCGTTGGGTAGCGGGTCGGTGAGGCCTGCATCGTAGGTTGGGATAATAACAATCGCGTTGGCGGGTATGTCAGTTGACGCGGTTTGAAAGCGGGTAAACTGTGGCCGATCAACCGACACATCCAGCACGTCGGGGTGGGCGCTTAATGCGTGGTAGCGATACGCCTGCGCTGGGCCCGCGACACTTAAACCAAGCAGTGATAAGCGAATTCGCTCGCGGTATTCTTCGTCGCCCTCAAGCACTTCGGCTACAGGTGGAAACGCCAACGGCTCAGCGGCGGCGATTACTTTACGCGCCACATTGAAAAATGGCAGACGGCCAAGCTGGTCTAGCTGTGGGCCAACGGCCAGCGCCAACATGATTGACTGAGCTTGCGAGTTTGCGCGGTTATTTTGTATTACCACACGATACGCCAGCGCTTGCAGCTGCTCGTTTATTGGGTCGCTTTCTAGGTCAATGGTGGTGGCTTCGTCGGGCAGCGCGGCCAGAATGTCGGCTTTGAGCTCGGCTAATAGTTCTTCA